TATCTTGGGGGTTTAGGCTCTTTGCGTCAAGAGGTCTTACGCGCTATGGTGGCTCGCTCTCATCCTCGGGGCAAGCACCGAGGTTTTCCCGCTCGCGTCAATAACCAGGTCGTAAGCATGCAGCTTTGTCATCAGACACCCTCGAGGCGGTAGTTGTATGACTCCCAGCGGATAAGGCGCAGCGTCACTGACAAGGTGCCGTTGCCAACCCGCTGAAAACATAGCGTTGCGTCGTCATTAAAAGCCCGCTTAGCACTGCTTTGTTGTGAAGTCCTGAAACCATCGCGCAAGCTGCCAGACGTGGCCGTCGCGCCACCATAAGGACGTTGCGTGCGTATGTATTCGTTACGAGTGAACACATCAGCATTGGCCAGACTCCCTAGTAGATTGCCCGAATTGCCGTTGGCAATGGGACCAAAGCTGGTGGGGTTGAACCCTTGCGTCCTCACAAATGAGTTGGCGACCGCTTGGCCACTCGCAGCACGCAGGCCAAGCGTTTCGCTTGACGGCGAAGGCGCCGCCGGGTCGACGATATCGCTCCAACCAATGCCTGCGTGAAAATTTCCGTTGCTTGGGTTAGATGTTGCGTTGACAAGCATGCGACTGCTTAACCTTGAGCCACGGTTGACGGTCAATGCATCGCCCATGAACCGAAGCAAAACGAGGCAGTTTGACGTAAACGTCAAGCCTTCTTGTGTCCACACATAAGGCTCAGATGCCAGCGGCAGAATAAACTGGATATCATCCGTTGGGTCTCTGCCCACGCTTAGGTTCGTATCGTCGACCCTAGAGAAGTCAAAATCAAAGCAGAGTACCTTGCCATTGATGCGATAGAAGCGCCCGGCGAAGCCATCGACGCCAATGAAGTCGGCGCTCTGGCCATCGGACGTCAACCGAGCATTGATCTCGGCCATGCTGAAGCCGCGTCCCTGAAACTTAAACGCGGGCGCGACCTGCGGGAAGATAACAGGGACGATGACCGGCCTATGTACAAAGCTAGACGACATGGTCACCCCCCCTTAGCGGATGGATACGGTCACGGTGATCTGCCCGGCGGTAGGCGCGGCACCCGCAGCGGGGCGCGTCACGACAAGATATTGCGTGGTCGAGCGCTGCAGCGGCCCATGCACATAAGTCTCACCCGCTGGCACCTTGTAGACGCTATGCCTTGACTTGGTGGGCGTGGGCGTTGGAAGCGCGCCATCGTCCTGCAAGGCGTCGCGTGCGCCAGCCACCGACACCGTAAAGGGTGACCCGGCCACGTGCTCGATTGCCAGCTGCACCCACTGGCCGACACCGCCGAGGTAGTCAGGCGGCGAGCCATCATAGGCAAGGGCCACCAGGTCTTCGACGGCGGCGACCCAGCTGTCGCCCGTGCGCGCGACGAGCAGCGAAGGGGCAACCAGATCAAGCGTTTTGATGTGGGCGATCGTCATGGTGTCCTCAGGTCAAAACAACGATGAGGGTGATGGGTGTGGTGGACACTGCAGATGATTTGAGTACTCCACGGCGGGTGTAGTCGGCGGGCAAAGGGATGCGGGCCCTCAGCGCTGTCACGCGTGTTGACCACTGCACAGCCCGTGCCATCAGCTACCAAAGGGTGGCGTTCCCAGTGGCGCGGCGAGGCAGTGAAAGGGTCGTCGCCCATCAGTGACATCGAGCCGGCGCCATACGATCGGCTGACGCTGCGTGGGGTAGAACTGGACAGCTGTAGAACTCGTGACAGTCGCGTAGAGGTAGCGGCCATCGGTGGCGATTTGATAGAGCGTGCCTGCGATCACCTCATCCACCGGTACGTTGTCGAGTGCCTTGCGATACTTGTAGATCGCACCTGAAACCTTCACGTACACATAGCGGTCATCGACCTCGAGGCCCAAGGCGAGGTTTGCGCTGATGTGAGGGATGCTCGCGAGCAAACCAAAGCTTGTCGACACAGGCGGCGTCGAGAACCCAACAGGGATGCGATAGAGGTTGCATGCCCCACCGCCATCATCGACAAGCACATAGATGTCGTCGCCATCAGTCACCATCTTGGCGTGGATCGCGTTGTATGCGAAGGCTGCATACACAGGCGCTGCAGAGAAGTCATTGCTGGTTTTGTCGTGTCGATAAAGGCGCATGGTGCCGCTTTCATTGACCAAGCACCACACATGATCACGGGTCACGCACAGCGCATAGATGTCGTCGCCCACGCCGTTCAGGTTCTTGAGACCGTTGATGCTGTCCCAGCGCCACAGCAAGCCAAAGTCTGTCAGCCACACACGCTGTAAGGTCGCGTTCGAATCAGCGACCAGGGCTACTGCCCCCACCGGTTTGGGGAAGTCCATGGTGCGAAAGATTTGCGCGCCTGTCTGCGCGTCGAGCACGGTCAGCCCTTCATTGGTCGCGTTCGGGTATTCACCCACTGCCAGGATCTGCCCATCGGCTGAGAGCAGCGCCCTGGTGTGATCGATGCCAGGCGTCGCTGACCAGGTTGAGCCAAGCCCTGGACTCGCAGGCGCACCCGTTACTGCACCGGTTGTCGTGACGTTGTAGAGGCGCAGGCCATCCGTGGCGAGGGCGCGAGGAGTGCCGCCACCGCCTGTGATCCGCGACACAGACTGGGTGGCAAAGTGACCCTGAGGCCCATCGGTGAGCTGGAAAAGCTCGCCCGGTACTGTGGCTGCGATCGCTTCGTCGAGTTGGTCGAAGGTTCGCACGGCGCCACGCACAGCGATCTCTGCGAGCGCACCCAGATACTGCACGAGCCAGTTGAATTCATCGTGTGGCAAGATCGCTTCGTCTGCATAGCCGCTTGAGACGAGGCCTGATGTCGGCTCCTCTCTGCTGTTGATGACGCCATCGCCCCACGTTCGAAGCTGCGCATCACCCGGCTTGCTTGCTGGTGTCTCGGCCATGGTCATGACCCTCCATAGGTTGACGTGTCGAGTCGACGGCCAAGTCGACCAAGCCCAAAGCCACGCTCGTTGACGCCGAATCGAAAGGCACCCGTGACGCCTTCGACCACACGTGACTCGACGCCTGCAGGCGCAGCGCGATCGATCAGTCGATTCAAGAGTCTGATGTAGACGCTCACGGTGCCAGTCAGGCTGTTGAACTTCTCCCACTGCAGGGTGAAGCTTGGCGTTGGATGCTCGAAGTACTCCACAAGCGCAGCGTTATCGGCGGGGCTTGGGATCGAGTCTTGGATACGCTGCGCAATCTCGATGAGCGCATTCGCGCGCCCATCGCTTCGATTGGCCAGAATGAACGCACGCAAGTGCTGGCGATAGGTGTCGTCGGTCACGCTCGTGCGCTCAAGCCCTACGATGGCGCCAATGTTGTCGAGTTGTACGCCTGTGGCGGTGTCGATGGCCACTTGGTCAATCAGCGACCACAAGGTGTCTTCGATCAGTTGGCACTCCTCACCAAAGGACTCGACCAACGCACGCAGGTTCAGCGCGTTGGCGAACTGCGAAGGAAGCAAGGCCAACAAGCGGGCTGTGAAGTCGTTGATTTGAGTGATCGTCACGCTCGCGCCCCCTTAGCTCAACACGTCGATGTTCGCGCTGGCCACGGTCGCAATTTCGCCAAGCGCAACGCTGATGTTGGCGAGATCTGAAGGCAGGGGCGTCGCACCCACAGCCAGTCTCACCTCGAGCGAGAGGATGCCTGGGATATCTGCAATCGCTGCCTCAAGGCGATAACGCAGCACATCGTCACCGATGCTCAGCTTCGCCATCTCTTCGATCAGCGCTGCGCGCACCTGGTCGTCACCATCAGCAGGATAGCCTTGTGTGGCTGTGGTCAGCGCAGCCACAAGGTGCACCACCTGCTCACTGGCTGCGCTGAAGGCCACGGCTTGCGTCTGACCTTGCGTGTCAGTGGCTGTACCTGTCGTGTCGCCATGGGCGGTGATGCCTGCAGGCTTGGTGTCCCAGATCGCCTGAAAGATCGACGCTTGCTCGCTCACCAAGGGCACAGGCCACACGATCGCTTCGAAGCTGTGCGCTGGCACCCCATTCGCGTCAGTCATCGAAGTGGCGTTGTTGAGCACGACTGCTGCGATCACCGTGTCGAGCGCCACAAGCCTTGATCGAATCGCTTGGTAAGGACCAGCGCCGATGACCTGCAGCGACTCGCGACGTCGAATGCGCAGCTGCACGTCTGTCTCTTGATCGCTACCAAGCGTGAAATCTGATGCGTTGGCCACGTTGTCGACGCCTGCGATCACAGTCACGATCGTGTCGACTGCATTGGCGAGGATCTCAATGGGTCCTGTCTCAAGCGCTTCGACCTCGACGTCTGCGCTGTTGAGTGGGCCAGGGATCGTCACCGGTACGACTGTACGCACAACCGGCCCATTGGCCACGCGATAAAGGGTGCCCACTGGGATCGTCACGGGTGGGACGACAGTGATCGTCAAGAGCCCCTTCGAGCGCGTCGCAGGCTGGCGCTCCACACCCACAAGCGCTGCCAGGTTGTCGAGCTGTGCGCCTGTGGCTGCGACCTCTTGGAAGCTGTCGTATGTGGCCTGCACAGACTCCCAGAGATCGGCGAGGCCTGCAGCGACAATATCAAGCAGCTGCCCAAGCACGGTGTCTGGGCCTGTTTGAACAGGTGTTGCGATCTTCGAAGCAATGCGTGCGCGAAGGTCTTCACGAAGCCCTGCGAAGCGCTTGATGGTCAGACCTGCTGTTGTGATCGTCATGCGCTCACCTCGCCGTTGATGATGCCTTGGGTGGTCGTCGCCTCGAAGGTGATGTGCGCCACGCGATCTGCGCCGACGTCGACGCTGACAGAGCGCACGTTGCGCACTTCATCGACGCTTCGAATGGCTGATGCGATCACGCCGCGAATCAAGGCAAGGTCTGGATTCTTCACAAACACAGCGCGCCTGTAGTCCACACCAAGTCGCTGATCTGTGAACCACTCGCCGCGCTGGGTTCGCAGCACCAACGCCACACGCTGGCGCACTGCATCGAGCCGGGTCGCGAGCGCCAGGTCACCAGACGCAGTGAACACCAGGTCGTTCGTGTCGATGTCGAGCGCAATGTCACCGGGGGTCGTCATGTCGCCTTGACCTTGGTCGACCTCACTTGAGAGGGGCTTGTGTAGGGTTGCGCAAAGGATGCGCCACCGCTGCCTGGGATGAAGCTCGCGAAGGCAGTCGCGATCTTGGTCAATTCACCTTGCACCTTCGATGCCAGCGCCACGAAGTCTGACCCACCGCCAAGGTTGACGGTGTCGCCGTCGAGGTTTGCAACCTTTCCGCTCGCGTTCAGGGTGAGCCCACACCCCCCTGCATCGAGGCCAAGCGTGAGCTTGTCGCCAGGCGCAGCGTAGGGGCTCGCGCTTGAGCGCAGGCCAGGGATCGCAATAGCGTCAGATAGACTCGCGCGTCTGCTTGATTCAGGCGCCTCGGCAGCGTTGCCACGCTTGACCCATTGGCTGATGGATACGCTTGCGATGATCAGGAGACACGGGTCACCCACTTCAACAGGCAAGCGCAGCACGAAGCCCCCTGCCTCCAGATGACAGACTGGCGTGCAAGGGATCGGTGGCAGGTCTGTATCAGGCTGACCTTTGGGCGTCGGCGCTTTGACCACCGGCTTGACGGTCGCGCAATTGGTTGCTGGATCGTAGCTTGTGAACACTGCAGGGAGCGCCACCCATGTGCTCGCTTTCGCTTTGTTGGCAGCGACAGTCAGCAGTTCGCCAAGCTCTGGTGTGTCGCCATCGAACACATAACCCATCATGCACCCCCCGCCGCGCGGCCCTTCAGCTCGGCATACCAAGGCGAGCCACGAAACTCACCGGTGAATTTCACTTCTGTAATGATGTAAAACCCACTGATGTCGCGGGATTCAATCGAGATAAACTTGTTAGGTAGCAGGGCGGGCTGTAAGAGGCTTGTCGCTTCGATGCCTTCCTTGACGCGCTTGGGTCGACCCACAAGGCCGCTGTCCGGCGCCAGCACAATGGCTTGCGCTTCGCTCGCTTCATTGCCCGCGAGCACCTGCAGCTGCCCGTCTTGGATGGACCAGTTTGCACCAAGCGCACCAGCGACTTGGTCGAGGGCGTCGCGTGCAAGTCCGACGTGCACAAAGCCACCCTCGTACACAAGCACGTCGAGGGTGTCGCCGATGACCACCCCCACGCCTATCTTAGCGCCAAGGGCTTCGATGATTTGGCTCGTGGTGACGTCAGCCTCGAACGAGAGGTCGGAGCGAGACTGGCGCAAGGCAAGCTCACGCGCGCCGGCCTCGATCTCAGTCACCCGGTCCTGACCGCTGAAGGTGGTTTTGACCCCACGGTCAGTGATGTCGCCACTAAAGATGAGACCCTCGGCGCCCTCATACCCACACACCAGACTGATGACCGCGCCAGGTTGCTCAAGCAACCCAATGCTGTCGTCGCTCAGATTCCACAGGCTGACCTTGGCTTTGTTGCTCCCGCGGCGACGCGACTTCGTGACCTCGAAGCTCATGTTGAGGCCATCGGCGGCGAGGCCTCGCCACTCAAGCCCTGCGCCATCGGGGGCAAGCACGCGCACGCGGTATGATCTGCGGTTGAGCTTGGTCATGAGAAGGTCACCCCAAAGGTGTCAGGGTCAGGACCAAGACCTGTTTGCGTCTCCGCGTTGTAGACCAATTCAGCGCGCGAGTAGTAGTAGAGGCGGTCACGGCCCTCGACCAAGCTGTCGAAGCTGATCGGGTCGACCTGGCGACCACCAAGAACAACGAATGCCCCACGGGGCTTGCGTAGATCGCGATGGTTTACAAGCACAAAGAAGGAGCGCCGAAGCGTCACACCACGCGCAATCCATAGGCTATCGTCATTGGTCGCACCAGGAAGGCCGAGGTCGAAGACCCACGCCTCGACACGAGGGTGCCACACCAAGCGCACCAGGTAGCGCACCCCATCAAGGTCGACGCGGTAGCGCTGTGCTGCAGTGTTGAGGACAGGCATGATTAAAGCCACAGCGTCACCTC